ACGATTTCTTAATATTTTTTTAACAATATTTTTTTAACATTTTTTAACATTATTTTCTTAACATTTTTCTTAATACTATAAATGTTAATAAATAATCCAATAAATCATTTGCGTTGAATTCTTTATCAAAGAAAGGTTCTTTTAATAATTTAAATTCTAAAAAATGCTGATACTTTTTCTCTCCGCGTAATGGAATAATATGCGTATATTTATTTACTAATTCTAAAAATTTTGATTTTAATAATAAACTATAATATTTATAATTTAGTTTGCTTTTAACTTCTATTCTATTTAGACTATCTTTTTCATTTGTATAAAATAAATTTTCTTTTGTTCTATATTTATTATATTTAATAAAATTATGTTGAATAAAATCTAAATGCCCATAGATTTTAGAAGTTAATGTTTTATTAATAGCATCGGGTGATATTAAATAGGCTGCGGTGCTTCCGCAAGCAATATGTGTGTTATATGTGTCTTTTGTTGGTAAAAAAGCATCACTATGTAATTGTATAATATCCCAATTGCTATCTAATAATTGTATTTCATATAATGATTTATTAAGATGTTCATAGAAATCTTCTTTATTATATAATGGAAAAGCATCATCTTCCATTATAAGAAAAAAGGGTATGGGGTCATTTGTTTTTTTACAATAATTAGACTTTATATCAGCACAACATAATATATGACTTAAAGCACAACCTATTACAGATTTTGGGGCAAAATGTTTAGCATAAGTTGAAATATATTTTTCGTATTCGGGTTTTAAGTGTTCATTTTTTAATGCGTTAATTCCGCTAAATCTCTCTACTATTAAACCGATATTTAATAAATGAGGAAGTTGTTTGCTATAATTACTTTCATAATCATCCAAATTTATTACATATGTTTTTAAATTACTATAATCGGAGTTTATAGGATATTTGTTACTCATTACTATTATTTAATAATAATTAAAATTTATATATTATTAATTCAATAATATTTTTTTAAATATTAAATATTTTTTTATTTATTTAAAAATTGAATTATTTTTATATATTAAATATATTAAATATATTAAATATATAAATGGTGCTTATGTATACTATTGCTGTGACAAAAGATAAAACAACTATTTATATGAAAGTACCGTATGATTGTTTGTCGTATAAACAAAAAATGCACAGAGGAATTGTGAAATTAAATATTAAGAAACCTATTGTAATTGTAAAAAATGAAGAATCAAAAAATGAAGAATCAAAAAATGAAGAATAAATGAAAAATTAGAAATTGAAGAATAAAAAAATTGATATAAATATTTGTTTTTTAATATATTGTTTTATATATATTGTTTTTTATATATTGTTTTTTATATATTGTTTTATATATATTGTTTTTTATATATTGTTTTATATATATTGTTTTATATATATACATTTATAAAATGTATTATAAAGGCGGAAGTAATTTATTTAAACGTACTGATATTCCAATTGATGAGCAAGTATTACAAATATTAGCACTAACAACAAGTATTGAAGTAGTTACAGAACAACCACTAAATAATGCTGTTATATATAAACTAACTTTTGATAAATCTATTGATAAATATTTATATGGATTACAGTTAAATACACCACAGACTCCTATATATGTTACCCCCAGAAGTTTAATAGTAAAATATGCTTATGATAGCATTGATGACCCAGATTTTAATATGGAGGCACGAGTTCATTTTGAACTTGCTTCGGCAAAAGATATTGGTAACATATTTGCAATAGCTCCTACTTTTATTTTTTCAGAAATTATACAACGAGCATTTAATGAACCATTTACTCCTATTGGTCTAACATTTGCTCAATTATTAGTACATTTCAATTTATCCCAAAGACTTGATACCTATTTGGAGAAGCATCTACCAGAGGACAGGTCTCATTATAAACAAACCATAATAATTATGGAAATGATTGATGGATATACATTATATCACGGATTAGAGGTAGCGGAACCTTTTTCGCATACTAATCCGATGCCCAAATTACCTTTTACATTCAATAAATCTTTTGTGCAAAATTTTTATACATTTTATTTATTAACATTATTGGCAGAAAAAGGGTTCTCTCATGGAGATCCACATTCGGGAAATTTTATGTATGCTCGTCCAAATGGTATTCCTTTTTTTAAAAATAGGTTTGGTGAATTATTATCACAATATGGGGTGAATGTAGTACCATATATTATTGATTTTGGTCGAGCAGCACCTCTAGATAAATTAATATTTGAACCATTTACTCAAGCACAATTGAGTAATGAGGTCTTTCAAAGAGAGTGCGCTTTTTATTTTAAAGTATATTATACTCTGGTCTCATTAATTTCTAGTAACACTATTGAAACTATTGTTAAAAATGTAATATTAGAACAACATGAGTATGTTCAAGCAATATTAATACTTACTATGTGTGGTTATAAACATAAATCGATGTTTCAAGTAGCCAATAAAACTCAAAGTAATCTTTATAATAATTTTTTTAAAATAACTAGAGAAGAAGCAAATACATTAAACATATTAATACATGAAGCAATTGGTGATAGGGTATTGTTAGAACAACAACATATTAGACATCTTACACAACTACTAACATATCAACCTCAAGCGTTCAACCCTTTTGGAGATTGGCCTCATGGAAGAGGTAATAAAAAGTATAATGTAAAAAAAACCCGAATTAAAAATCGAGATAAATTACATAAAAATAAAATAACTAAACCAAAGAAAGCAAAAACTAGAAAAAAAACTAGAATTTGAATAAAAATATTTACATTTGTAATTTTTCTAGTAAATTTGTTAATGATTTGGGTTTTGGAAGCAAGTCTTTCTTTTTTTTGACTCTTAATTTATGTATTAACCAAGTATGCGGATTATTCATTGTTGGGTCAATTTGTAAATTTAATTGAATAACTTGGGAACGGCAATGATTACTACAACACATACAATCAAATCCAAAATATAAAGTACAACATTCTGAAATTATTTTATTACAAAAATCACACGTAAATACCATATTATTTACAATATATATAAATTTTATACTATTTTTGTACTATTTTTATACTATTTTTATAATATAAAAATATATTATATATGACTTTTAATGGAGGAACTCTTTTATTTAGTGATAGAGTTATACAAAATGAACTTACAATAAGTGAGGTAATACAAAATATATTAACTGATATCGATACATTAATAGAAGTTATTAGTCAAACAGGGGAGGGGGAGGAGGGTTCTGTTATATTTACTGGAATATTTAAGATATTAGCATATAATAAAACATTTAGTAGCAAATTTAAAAGTGATCCACCAGATACTATTTATGCGCCAAGTGTTGTATTACTAATTAAACTTTTTATAGGTTATCCACAACATGAAGTGGCAAATGAGATTGCTATTCAGAAAGAACTCGGTTCACAAACTAATATAATGCCAATATGTCCTAGTTTTCTTTTTAGTGAAAGAATACAAACTCCAGGACAGGAAATGACAATGCTTGGTCAAGATTTTTATAGATTATTTGAACAAGCGCTTGGACCATATAGTGAGTTTTGTACGCTTATTCGGAAAGAAGATCCGAAAAATAGTGATTATATTCAGGATATACTTATTATGGAATTTATTGAATGTCAAACATATTTTAATTTTTATGAGAACACTATGCTAAGTGTTGCTAGTAAAAAAATTACTAAAGACTCTTTTTATAAATATATAACACTTGATATAGAAATAATATTAAAGGGGCTTAATCAAGGCGAAGAATTACAAAATTTTTATACATATTATATGGCATCATTATTAGCAATAAAAGGTTATCATCATGCTGATATTCATAGTAAGAATATAATGATATGTCCTGTTATAGAAACAAGCAACTCTAAACAACCCGTTAAGCAATTAAGTATAGAACGCACAATTATTTTTCCATTTATAATTGACTTTGGAAGAGCAGGAAGGATTACACAAGAAGAACTAGAATTTATACCGTTAGAAACAACATTAGATGTGAAAAAATTAGCACTAGCTACTAAAAATAAACTTTGGGGAGCGATACTACAGTATTTAATACCTATATATTTAAATGCTCTAACAAATAGGACTAGAATTGCAGATTATGTTAATAGTTTATTAACGGAACAAAATTATGTAGATGCTGTATTAACACTTAGTATGTGTAGAAATCCAAAATTAATAGATTTTACTTCAATGTTTGTAGGATTTTATGTGTTTAGACATGAACCATATGCTTATTTATACTTTATAAATGAAGAAAGGAAGAAAAAGTATAATAGTATGATAGTACAACTTATAGAACGTAGAAAACAATTAGAACCAGCATTAACACAACAAGTTGTCGGTGGCAAGTTAGTTTTAAGAAGACAGAAGAAGGCTAAGAAATCTAAGAAGGCTAAGAAATCTAAGAAGGCTAAGAAATCTAAGAAGGCTAAGAAATCTAAGAAGGCTAAAACAAAGAAGTCAAAGAAAGCAAAAACTAACTAAAATAATCATTATGAGCAATATTTTTATAATATTTTTATAACTATAAAGATATATTATATGACTTTTAATGGAGGAACTGTTTTATATAGTGATGAAGTTATACAAAATGAACTTACAATAAGTGAGCTAATAGTTAATATATTAACGCATCAAGACACAAACATAGAAGTTATTCATGTAAAAACATCTATGATGGTGACTACTGGAATATTTAAGATAACATTAAATGAAAATTTTAGTAGCTATTTTAAAAGTAATCCAACACAAAATATTAGGGCACCAAGTGTATTAATAATTAAACTTTTTATAGGTTATCCAGATAATGAAGTGACTAATGAGATTAATATTCAGAAAGCACTCGGTTCGCAAAATAATGTAATGCCAATATGTCCCAGTTTTCTTTTTGCTGAAAAAATAAAAACTCCAGGAAAGGAAATGACAATGCTTGGTAAACTATTTTATAGCTTATTTGAACTAAAAGCGCATATAGAATATAGTAAGTTTCGTATAAGCTTTGGGGATACAACCCCAATAACAAGTTCTTATAATCAGGATATACTTATTATGGAATTTATTGACTGTGAAACATATTTTGATTTTTGTAAAAGAACTCTGCGAAATAATGCCGATAAAACAATTACTGAAGAATCTTTTTATAAATATATAACACATAATATAGAAATAAAATTAAGCACAGACGAAGAATTACGAAATTTTTATACATATTATATGGCGTCATTATTAGCAATAAAAGGTTATCATCATCATGATATTCATGATAGTAATATAATGATATGTTCTGTTATAGAAACAAGCGACTTGGAACAAGACATTAATCAATTAAATACAGAACGCACAAATATTTTTCCATTTGTAATTGACTTTGGAAGAGCAGGAAGGATTACTCAAGATGAACTAAAATTTTATGGGTTAATACCATCAATTGCTAAAAGTAAATTAGGAATAGATGATACTACTAAAGAACCGCAAGAACCTAACCAGAATTATTTAGCACCTATATATATAAATGCTCTACGCAATAACACTAGAATTGCCGAGTATGTTAAAAGTTTATTAAGGGAAGAAAATTATGTAGATGCTGTATTAACACTTAGTATGTGTATAAATCCAAAATTAAGACGTTTTGCTACAATGTTTGTAGGATATTATGAATTTGACTATATATCATATAGCCATTTATACAAGATGAATGAAGGCAGGAAGGAAAAGTATAACACTATGATACATGGACTTATAAAAAAGAGAAATAACTTAGAACTTATATTAAAAATACAATTAATACCAGAAAAGAAAGGAAACATTACCGAACTTGTCGGTGGCAAGTTAGTTTTAAGAAGACTAAGAAGGTTAAAACAAAGAAGACTAAAACAAAGAAGACTAAGAAGTCTAAAACAAAGAAGTCTAAAACAAAGAAGTCTAAAACAAAGAAGTCTAAAACAAAGAAGTCTAAAACAAGGAAGTCTAAAACAAAGAAGTATAAGAAGTCAAAGAAGTCTAAAATCAACTAAAAACAAGTAACTAATTATAATAACATATATAACACAATATATGTTATTAAAAAGTAATAGTATTTTTATATTTTTTTATAACACTTAAATATCTAAACTCACAATGTTTTTATCGCTTCGCTGCCTACGTTTAGATTTTGTTGGTATTTTAGCGTTTGTTAAATCTCTCAAGTCTTCAATACTAATAGTGCTGGATTCATTATTTTTTTTTTCATTAACATCAACTTGTTTAGTTTTTAAACCACTTAATAAAGACGCAATATTTTGACTAGGTGGAGCAACCGACGGACCTTTCATTTCAGGGCGTGTAATGCGTTGCTCACTATAAGGATTACCTTCATTATTATCCATTTCCATACCGCGCGCTGACATAATATCCGGACGATTTATTATATTTTGCACTCTTTGACTGCGTTCAGGTAATTTAGACTCAACTGGTGGTGGTGGCGGACCCGAATTTACATTTGGTGGCATTGAAGCACCAAATCCAGGATTAGCACCATTATTTCCAAATAGTCCATTCATAAATCCTCCTAATCCGGGTTTAGATTGACCCATTGTATTAACTGCTGCTTGAGTAAATTGTTTCATTAATTCTGGATTTTGTCGCATAATATCATCCATGCCAGGCATCGAAGATTTAAATAATGTATTTGACATATGAATCATCATTCCAGAACCACCTAGTTGAAACAATAATTTCAATTCGGGAGACATTTTTGCTTTAGATTTATATTTTTCATGTAATTCGGCAAAAATTTCATCATATTCATCAATATTTTCATTTATTTGTTCTCCCCAACCATCAAGTTTAATATCAAAAGGATCAAATTTATTATTTAAGAATTCTAGTCCAGTTATACAAGCCATCAACATTTTTCCTTGAAATTTAATAGCATTTGATTTTTCTTTTTCAGCAATAATAGTTTCATATTCTCCAATCATTTCATTTAAATTAGAATCCATATTATAACGTTTGCTAAGCGAAACCCCTTTTTTCTCTAGATCTTCTAACTTGCGTAAATATTTGAATTTTTCTTTTAACTCTTCTTCTTTAGTTAATTCGGGTTTTTCTTGTGCTTTTTCTAAATTTATAGGAACATTATTAAATTTACCAAATCCATCCCATGTTTTATTTTCATTCATATTTGCTGTTGATTTACCTAAATTTACCTCATCATTTTCATCATTTTTTGTAACTGGTTTAATATTTGCCCCGTTAAATTTGGTATCACCAAATAATCCTCCAAAAATAGATTTTTTATTGGTTCCTGTTGATTGATTATAATTTATTTCTTTTTTATTATCGCTATTAGCATTGCTATTGCTATTGCTATTTGTATTGGTATTTAACTTTAATTTGTCATCAAAATGTCTTGAAGTGTTATTGTCTGTTAAATCATTTAATTCATTTTCTAAAGTTGTAATGTCTTCAATATCTATTGAAGATGATGTTTTTTTATCAGTTAAATTTTTTCCATTCATTAATAGTTCAATACCACCTCCAAAATTAGCCGATGGTTTTTTTGATATAATTTCTTCTACATCTGAGTCATTTATTTTAAATTCTGGAATTTGAAAGCTATCAATATTTAATGTTTCTGGTTCAATTTCTATAATATCCATTAAAACTATTATGATAAAAATAGAAGTTTAATTTTTAAATACTCCGCAATATATATTATATATTAATAACTAATTATTTTAATACATTGTAATTTTCTAAATAATAAATGCCTTGTAAAAAACAATCGGCCAAGTCATCTTTTTTAGAATGTTTAATGAAAAAAGCGAGGTCTTGAGGCATATTCTTGTGTTCTAACAGTTGTTTTGTGTAAAAAATACTAAGCTTCTTTCGTTCATTATATGATAATTTTTTATCTTTAGCATCTTTAGCATCTTTAGATTCATTAACATCGCAATAATCTTTATAATCACTTAAATATTTGTTTTCTTTACTTATAAATGGTTTTAGTTTATTTGTTGCTGATACAAATTTAATATTATAATTATTACAATCAATAAAATATTGAGATATCATACCTTGGATTGTTTTCATTCGGTTAGCAATAGGACTTATTTGATTTTCCAAAATAATCTGGTCAATTGTGGATAAATCAAAATTTTTAAATAGTTCGTTTAATTCGTTTTTAATACTGATTCCTATATCTATTAAATTTACATTATTTGCGTTAACACTTTCAACAGCTTCAAAACAAGTCGAATTCAAATAGTCTTCTATTAATTTTATTAATGATGCCTTATTTATTGGTTTTTCCATTTTAATTTGATATTGTTCAACCAATAACGAGAGATTGGCAACAGATTGCTTATGAAGTGTTTTTATATTACACGTTGGCAAACTATATTCGGTTTTTTTTGTATGATTTTTACAATAAAAAACATTGTCTCTATGAAATTTGGCTTCTTTTGCGCAACATTTTTCATTACATGAAATTAATTTGTTACATAAATTTATTACATCCCATTTTATAATTTTAAATTCTTTGAAATCTTTAAATTCATTAACATGAATTTTTTTTTCTAGTGCATGGCATTCTAAAATTACATAGGCTAAATTTTTAATGCCTATATCTATGCTTAGTATTTTCATAAGTATTATATTATTATTACTAATATTATATATTAGTAATTATAGTTTATAATTATAATGTTATAATTATAAACTTTATACATTTGTTTCTATATATTATAATAACAGATTATTTATAAGCACCCAAACATACCGAATAATGTAATCTATAAACGTAATACATGAGTACAAAGATTAAAAAATAGGATATTGCTAAACCAAGTATCTTGTAATTCTTTTGAACTAAAGCTATTATTATTCCTATAAATGCTAAAAGTACGGCCGCTAAACTAAAATATCCTAAATAATAAAAAAACATACAATGCTCTTTACCAAAAGGCGCCATTAAATCATCAAGAAAAGTCATTTTATAATATTATAAAATATTATAAAATATTATAAAATATTATAAAATAAAAAATTTACTCATTAGCATTAATTATATACTTTGAAACATGTTTTTGAGCATCTAATTGTTGTTTAGACAAATAAATATTTTTTAAATTGCTGGTTTCGTATCCGTATGGTTGGTCGCGTGACAAAATCGAATTAAAAATATAAGGAGTTTGTATATTAGTCAAAGGTTCCGATTTATAATTTGAAGTTGCTCCACACTCGATACAAGAAATATATTGATTATTTTGTATAATAGCATCCGCATTTACTTGTAAATATTTTCTATAATCACTATTATTTTTAATATTTTTATTATTTTGAAAAACAGTATCATTAAGAACAGACGAATAATAATTACTAAATAATCTAGAATCATCCATTAAAGGAGGAAAATTGAAGTGAATATTATTAGAACCACTATAACAAGTTCCCCAACTCATAAGATTAATATTATATTATTACATAATATTAATTTTATACATTTTATTATTTAAAATAAATCTTTATTTATTTTTGTTGGAAGTCCGTGACCAAACATTACCATATATATTAAAACGACGGCAGCCAACAATATACTTCTATTTTCGGCAACACTTTGTCTTTGACCAAGAGCATAAATCATAATAACATACAATAACGCACCAAATATAAACGAATGAATTACCATAGTTATACCTCGCTCCATTTTTATATATAGAAGACAATATTATTATTGATTTTTATTATTGATTTTTTATTTTTATTATTGATTTTTTATTATTGATTTTTTATTATTATTATTGATTTTTATTTTTATTATTGATTTTTATTTTTATTATTGATTTTGTAATAATTTTACTAAATCAGATTTTTTCATTTTTTGAGAGGTTTCATTATCTGTTAAATTTCTTGTAACAACCAAACTTTTTAAATCATCAACTTTCATTTTCGAATAATTTTTTCTTTCGCCTGTTTTAGTATCTGAAGTTTCACTGTTTTCTAAATTTATTATTTTTGGAGTATTATTTGTTTCTAAAGTGAATGATTTTAAGTTTATAGGCAAATTCTTGATAAATGTTTCATCATCAATGTTCGAAATAGTTTGTTCATTATGTTTAATATTTTCGAAACTTGTTATGTCTTCTACAGAGTCTAGAGTTTCTAATTCTTCTTCAAATTTATTATTAGAAATTTGAAGAGTTTGTAAATTGCTTTTATCTTCATCATCGTCTTCATCTTCATCTTCATCCTCATCTTCATCTTCATCTTCATCTTCATCTTCATCCTCATCTTCATCCTCGTCTTCATCTTCGTCTTCGTCTTCATCTTCATCTTCATCTTCATCTTCATCTTCGTCATCTGAAACAGATATTTTTTCTCCTAAATTAATTTTCTTAATTTTATCAAATTCAACATACTCTGTTGGACTGCTCTCAACATTATAATCATTATTTTTATTAAGTGAATTATTTACTAAACTAAAATGTTGCATTTGAACATTATAATTCATAATAAAGTTTTGTAAAATTTTACCATGCTGAATGAGACTTTTTTCTAATAAATTTAGTCTTCTATAACAATATAACATAACCCCTCCACTTATTAATAAAATTAATCCTAATGTTAATAAAAATCCCGAATCTATAAATTTAAATAAGAATGACATTTATATTAATGTATAATTATATTATTTTAAGTATTGTTTAACGAATAATAATATTTATTTTTTCATATTTATGATAATATTTTCTGGATAATTTAAATCTTTAAGAACCTTCATTGCGCCTTTCACTTTTGAAATACCTTTTTTAATTTTATAAGTATATTCAAAATCTTTAGAATTATTATTTACTTTCATATATAAATTGTTGTTTTGCTTATTTAATTTTTTACATAATTTAGTATAGTGCGTTGTTAATACGTAATCTATATTATTAAATTTATTTAAATAAGTTAAATAACCATATGCGCTATTTACAGCTTCATCTGGATTGGTTCCACTATATAATTCATCAAATACGCAAAAGTGATTTTTAGTAGCGTTATTTTCTATTGCTTCAAGTATATTTTTACATTGTCTTGCTTCGGCTTGATATAAACTATCGCGCCCTCCAGTATCAGGAATATTTATATAGCAATGAATATAATCATATATTTTTACTGAGGCACTATTAAAAAAACCACACCCTATTTGTTGAGATAAAATAATATTGAATAATGTTGATTTTAGTAAAGTAGTTTTACCAGATGCGTTTGGACCAGTTATAATTATATTTTTATTTAATGAATATGAATTTTTTACAATTTTACGTTCATTTTTATCATTTTTATCATTTGTTTTAAGTATTTTGCGTGTTTCTTCGTGGCAAATTTCGCGACATTCAGACCCACTGATGTCGCAAGTATCTTGGTGTTTTTCTATAATATTTAAATTGGCAAAATAGGCGCCATCAAAAGAGGTTGGTTTAGAATTATCATAAGTACAATAATTCATAACTTTAGTATTAATAAAGTTTTGCAACGTTTCTAAATTTTTCAAATAACCATTAAATCCGAATGAAAAATATAGACTAGTTATAATTTTTTCATCTTTATTTAAGCAATAAAAACATTTCATTAGTTGTCCCAATTCTGTAAATTTACTTATACTTAAAGTATATGGTGTAATAATGTTCAATTCTCCTAAATAATATGTAAAAACACTTATATTTGTATTAATGGTATCATTAAAAGATTTGTAATTTGTTAAATCTTTGGAGTATTTTAAAAAATTCTTATATTTATTCAAACAACTTATTATATAATGTTTTAAATCATTCAATGTTTCGTGAATAAATTTAATATTTGTAAAGTATTTAATACAACTAGTAAAATTTAAATACATTTGAAAAATATAAAATCCAAAACTAAAAAGCAAATAGATTTTATTTGTAAAATTACTAGTGCTAAATGAAGTAAATAACTGCCCTATTATATGATTGGAAAATACCTTTTTTAAATGTTCAAAATACAGTCCAAATGTTATATTATGTCCTTGTAGTTTTATTAAAAAAAAAGGGAGCATAAGAAATAATATTGGAATAAGCAAAGAAAAAACAGGCGAAGAGAGATTATACATACTTAAAACCTGTAAGCATAAACTATTATTATTAAAATTACTCAAGAATGGTAAATCGATATATTGATAATTATTTATAAATCCATTATCATATATAACGGATTCACATTTATTATATATTGAATCTTCTTGAATTATAGTTTTAGTTTCGCTAAATTCTACTTTTTTAAAAGCACTATAATTCTGTAATAATATCTGAGTTTCTGATAAAAAGTCCATATTGTTTGTATAATATTTAGACCATCTACATATAATATTTTTTTCAAATACATTTGTAGGATTGAAAACATGATAATATAAATTGTATGCGTCATTAGTTGCATCACTAATATTTGATGTTTGTTTTTCACAATTATTATTACTTGTATTAGTACAATCGTCTATTAAAGCCGGTTTTGTTTTTACTAATTCTAGATCATTAATAATATTATTGCTAAGCAATTGAATAGATGAAGTGTCTAAATATTCAATAGGCAACTTAAAGCAATCAGCATATTGTTGTTTACTATTTAAATTTGTGTCTTCGTAAAAATTCATTAGCGTGTTAATAAAATCCATCTTATTATTAATAATAACAATTACTTTATAAATATTAATATAACGAAAATAATTAAAAAAATAGTATTATAATTTATTAATTATAATAGTAATGTTAATTTATGATACACAATTTATTAATAATTATTATAAAACTTTTGAAGATGAAAAATTAGAACAATCAATTCAAAATTTATTAAATACTATATTAGTAACACTTAATAATGACCCATCATTGAATAATTTTGACCAAGAAATCGATACTAAATTTAAAAAAAAGTCAAAATATAAAAAATATGATACTTATAATAGTGGTAAAGATTTCAATAATGTTAATAAATTCAACAAATGTAATATATTACAAACAACAAGTGTTAGAAAAGTTCCAGTTGATAAAACTAAAATAAATATTGCTAAAAGTAATATTAAAGCGCTGTTAAATAAATTATCTCCATCTAATTATAATAAATTAGAAAAAGAATTTTTATTTATTTATAATCAATTACTTGATTCAAGCATAGAAGAAAGTATAGATGAATTATATTCTATGGATAATTATATAGTTGATTATATATGCTATAATAATATATCTTATAGTTCAATATATGTTAATGTCTTCTTTTCATTACTTGCTATTTATAACATTAAAAATTATAAATTAGAAAACATATTTTTGTATAATTTGTTAAAAGAAAAATTTGAAGATTATTGTAATTTTGAGAAACATATTACAAACGCTAACAATACACAAGAAGATGACTTTACAATTAATAAAAATAATGATAAATATAAATGTTTTATAATTTTTATAATAAATATTTATAAAAAGTTTTTTGTTTATGAATTAGAAACAACAGAAACAAGAGAAAGTAATAATTATATGTCAAAGTTGTTTATTAATACGTATGTTATTGAAGAATTTGTTTTGCTCTTAACTAATTTTTTTACAACCCATTTACAAATTGAAAAAAATAGTGCTTATTGCGAAAACATACTAGAGTTTTTGATGACAATATATAGCGAATTATTTAAAGAAATAAGAATTATCAAAAAAATAGATTCTAATCTAAAACTATATGCCACTATTGATTTGTTATTAGTTAATAAAAGTAGCTATGTTTGTTTTACAAATAAAATTAGATTCAAATTAATGGATATTCAAGATAAATATAAAAAATATATCTTATAATTCCGCTTTTTTATAACGCTATAACATTAGAAAATTATATTATTAACTTTAAGAATATAATATTTTTAAGTTTATTAATATTATAAATATAATAGTTTAAAAATACATTTATAAAAATAAATATTATATATAATGATTACATCTAATATTGATAGCAAACTAGAATACGCTATTACAAATAATATTGATAAATCTGATTTAAATCATGAAGCGTTTGTATATAATGCTAAAATATATAATAAGCATATAAAATTCGTTTTAGGAACTCCTAGATTAGAATTTTTAAGTAATAATATTTTGTATTTTAATATTTATTTAGCAAATAATGGTTCGGTTGTATCAAAAATAGGTATATATGAAACTAAGAATACAGATTATACTTCATTGCTAGATTCTACTGGAGATATTGATTTAAATATGATGTCTGAACCAATAATATTTCCTTTTGCAAAACCATTAATTATTAACAATTACGAGTTAATCGATAAATTTGAGACAATGTCTAGTACAAGTGAATTTAATAGTACTAGCGACACTAGTAGTGAAAATACTAGTATTAGTGATGTTGAAACAGACGACGAAGACAAAAACGAAGACACTGATGAAAAACCGCTAAAATTTATAAGTGAGAGTTATGATTTAATGGAACTAAATAGTCAAACAAAAGAAGAAAGTGATTATGAAATTAGTAAATATGAAGAAGATATATCACATAAATGGATAAATAAGTATTTAAGAAGTAATAAATATGAGATATTAGACAATGAGGGTGGTGGAGATTGTTTTTTTGCTGTTTTGCGAGATGCTTTAAGAAGTGTAAAAATAGATATATCAGTCCAGTCTATTCGTGAAAAATTAGCCAATGAAGTTACAGAAGAAATATTAGCAACATACAAGGAATTTTTTGAACTATTTTATAAAAATATGAAAACAACACAAACCCAATTAAAAGAATATAAAAAGAAGCATTTAACATTAAAAAAAATGATAACAGCAACTGCTGATGGTGTAGATAAAATGAAAATGATAAGTGATGTTAAATCTAATTTTGAAAAAATGTCTTCGGTTAGTGATCAAAGCAAAGAATTAGAAGAATTAACAAAAGAGTTTGAATTTATGAAAGACGTAGAAACAGTAGACGATTTGAAAAAAGTAATTATGGAATTAGGAGGAAAATATTGGGCAGATAACTGGGCACTAGTAACACTAGAGAGATTATATAATGTTAAATTTATTGTGCTATCACAAGACCATTTTTTGAATGGTGAAAAAGAACTAGTTTTACAGTGTTCCGAAGCTGACAAAA